CGCGTCGCAACTAGACCAGGCCCCGCGTTCACAACCACATGAACGCCACCCCCTGATAAGGTGGAAACTTTAGATTACGGAGGTTCACCCACCTCAAACAAGACTTAACCAGTCAACTGTACCCTCGTCCGTACTCCGCGTGGCCTCGGTCAACGAGTTAAATCCTGTTTACGTTCAGGTTCTTGATGTTCAATATAGACTCCAATGTCGTCAGTAGTCAACGCCGTCATATGAGCTATCTTTAGGTAGTCATCAACGGAGTTGGCTACATGCCTGAACGTCTTCTGAGCTGCGCTTGAAAGCACGGCAAAGGATGGGCTCTGCATAATGCCCAAAACCATTGGAATCTTAGTCTTATATCTAATACCACCTACGGTTATTAAATTACTATTGCAATCAAAATAGTCAACGGCATCAAATACGTACATACGGTCCACGGACAATTCTTTCTTCGCTTTCCAGGCCATCTCAATGCCTGTCTGCAAACACTCACGAGCTAAAACTTCAGTGTAATGAAGGTGCGAGTCGCGCATAGCGAAATTGCGAGTAAAACCAACAATGAAATTAGCTTCACAGCGATAACAATTCCCAATATCACGAATGTAACTCCAAGCAACGGAATTGCATTCGGGACAATGACGATTATGGACCCTAGACATACTGCCAAACAAATAAATTGCAATATAACAAACATAAAACTGATAGATAAACTATTTATTTAGTGCCGGCATTGGCTTCCGGCATAGCCCTGTCAAAATCGGTATTTAATTAAGTTTCAATTGAGACATAAGTAATTGTGCTAACTTAGCAAGCTCTTCAATATTAGTTGACGATAAACGATTCTGAGATGAACCAGACTCCTCTTTCTGTTCATTGCCAGTGATGGTCTTAATAATACCAGGTATAGCTCCCACAACATTACCCAAAATTGGAATTTTAGACACCACATTACTAATAATGCCCATTAGCCCGCCCAATATGTTATAAGATTCTGGATACATAAAAGGGTGATGTACTCCCATCATATGGCAGATGGTGAGCGCGGCTTCACACTTGTCACCATTTGATTTCAT